GGCGGTAATAGCGGCGCCGGCCCATTTAGCTAGGCTAACGATTTTGTCAGAAAACGAGCCTACGGCTTTCTCTGCGGCAGATAATGACGCAAGATCGACTAAGGCGCCGATTCTGAGATTTACATCGTTTTTAGTTTCAGCCATTTTTACGCTCGTAATACTGATAAACGCGCTTCTCGTTTTCGTCGTTCGCGTCGATAGCTTCGTTTAGTAGAACTAAGTCACCGAGCGAAACGGACGAATCGAAAAGAGACTCAAAAGACAAAAAGCCCCGCAGAACGGGGCGCATAAGAAAAGACTCAGGAATATCTAGGAGGCGTACGGAGTCACGCCATTCAGGTGGCGTTAGCTCAACTTGTTTTCGTTGAGCCAGTCTGTAAAAAAATCTTCAAAGTTGTATTTAAGGGCCTCGTACGTGATTTTGTACAACGATTTAATGTTGTTCAGCTCTTCGCACGTAATTTCGCCCTTATGAGAGCAGTATTCAATCTCCATCCCTGCCGCTACGACTTTAACAGACGGCATTAAATGTTTAAATATCAATTCATCCCGCCTGTCTGCCGGCATGAATTTATTTACAGCCTCAGCGATAGCAGAGGCTATGGCGATTTGATTCTGCGGATTTTTAATAATTACGTTTACCAGCTCATTAGCTTGAGTCGTAATCGGGAAAAAATATTGATTAACGATGTCGTGCTGTTGCTTAGCAGACAAACGATATAAACGAACGGTAATTCCGTTAACAGTAATGTCATGAGATTTAGTCATTCAATTAAGCTCCGATAGACGTAATTTGTCCGCAGTTGAGCGTTACGACGATAGAGTCGCCCTTAGCTTTTTTGACGCCGTGGCCTGTTATTGACTGGATAGCGACTTGCGAGCCGGTGTGCGTGATTTTCATGTCACGGTCGAGAATCGTCACTGTATCCGAGCCTGTAGAACCGGTGCCGCGCTGAGTAGCGTGTAACGCCATGAAGAAGGCCACGCAAGGAGACGAAGGCAGGTATTCAAGAACGATCGTACCTGCGCTTGTTTCGTATTCGCTCCAAATAGAAGAACCATCAATAGCTTTATTACGTTCGCCGAAATCCTCGTCGAGATTGATCGTAATTCCGTTATCGGTCAAACCCTGCTTTAAATCGAACGACACGCCACCAAAAACAGCGTATGCGGCACTTGCGCGAGCAATGCTATATGTTTGTTTAGACATTTTGAAATTCCATTAAAAAAGCCCTGCGTTCGTTTGCAGGGCTTGTTTAGAAAATGACTTGATTAGCGATTGATGTTGACTATGATCGGTACGCTGTGAATAGCGCCAGCGAGTTTGATACCGGCCTGAATAACCGGAGACTTGCGAGCCTCGCGTTCGTTCTGCAACTGATCGTTAACAGACGGTGCGTACAGGTAATATCCTTTTTCGAGGTAGGCGCCGGATTCAAGGTCGCCGAACGGGTCACTATTCCACACGCCCGGCGCCACAAATCCATTGATGACAGCCTGATCGATAGCGTTAGCAACAGCAGCCATAAGTCGCGCCACTCCGTCATCAGTCTGCGGAATTTTCGTTTTGGACTGATAGGGAACGTTGTAAACGGTAGTCTGAATTAAATCCTGCAACCAATCAGATCCGTGGCGTTCATCCGCCCACATACCGGACGACATGACGCCTTCTTGAATAATGTACGTATCGTTCGAATAAATAGCGTACTTATTGACGTTACGCGCCGTGAGATTCGTATCCTGAGACTGCGTGAGATTCGTCGGCTGGAGGCTCGGAGCCTGCTTGAATTTCAGCGTAATCGTTGTCATCGAGCCGCTGAAATTAACGCTAAACATACGACCTAAAGCAGACGCTACGAGATATTTATTCAGTCTGTAGGCCGAATCGTTAGCGTCGTATTCAGAGGCGAATACGATAGTGCGCGTAAATTGGCCGCGTTTGAGTTTAGACGGAAGGTCTGTAGATTCATCGGTATAAACGGAGTCAGCGCAAGTAAGATCAGTAAGCGTAACGCCGTAGATATGAGAGTCTGTAGCGGCCTCAACGATCTGAGCGATTTTAAGAATTTCGTCGTCTGAGACTGTAGCGCTGGTGGCTGTAATAAAGCCGTAGAAATTTCTGCCGTAGTCAGCGAATAACTTAGATACAGCGGTACTAATTGCCGTGTCTTTCGTAGAATCCCAAGCCTCAGCAATAATCAAAGTTTGCGGCTTAGGAGACTGAGAAAAATAAGCCATAGCTGCTAGCGTTTCCGGTGCGTCATCACCGAAATCCGTAGCTACATCGTCGGAGCTTGTATACGTGCGATAGCCCTCTCCGGCAGTGATAACGTTTTTCGTATCGCCAAGAATGCAGAGAATGCCGAAGCCTCGTGTTTGCGCGGCTTTCGGACTAAACACCATATCGACATTAACGATATTGTTTAAAGAAAGTGCCATTTTAAAAATCCTCGTTAGGAGTTTTGAATACTGGTAGGAGCTGAAACTATTGATTTAATTGACCAGCGTCGGACGTATGAATAATCGAGCGTTAGGTCGACAGTGCTCATGGGCGTTCGAGCGTGACCCTCGGCCAATCGGTCAATCTCAATAATCTGAGCCTCGTTAATGCTGAGGCCGAACTTTTGTAGCGCGTCAACGTTCTGAGATAAGTAAATCAGGTCGTGTAGTAAAAACGCCTTCTCTCGACTGTTTTCACCGATGAGCTTTACTCGGCAGTGCACCGTACCTTCGTAAGCCTGATCTAAATGATCGTCGGTTTCCTCAACGTCGTAAGGCGTGCCGTTGAACTCGATCTGATAGAACTCGAAAAATACGTTTAAAACGTTCGTACTAATCGCTGTTTCAAATTCTCGAAACATAGGTTTGACGTGGATCGGAAAACATCCGAGCGCGTTAGCTAACCACGTCTGAAATTTGTCGTCGAATTCCTTTGAATAAACGTATGTAGCAGTGCTTGCGAGCACGCCTGCTTGCGTAGAGTCTACGTAACTCATACTTGTTTGCTCCTAGCTAATGTGGCTTGGTAATACGCGCCGTTCGGGTTGTAATTAGCGATAGACATAACGTCGTACAGCACGCCATTAAATTCGATTTGATCGTTAATAAATCCGTCGTCTGCGAGCGATACGCGCTCAACGCCGTAGTACGAAAGACCACACGTAACAGGCGAACCGTCGGCGTATACGATATTTACGAGCTGGGCGTCATTGAGCGGCTGGAGTACGGCTTGAATCGGTTTACGGATTTTCGTAATTTCGTCCCTGCCGTTTCCTAACGGTGTAGCTTTTTGACGTATCAATACACATGAAACGGTGAAATCCGGGTCACGCACAATTTCGGAAACATCAATCATTTTTTATCTACGACGTATTGAATAGCGTTAAGAAGAGCGCCAGTGCGGATAAGTGCTTTCGTACCTTTAAAGCCCTGACGTTTACGGGCCGAGATCGTTGCCGGCGCCAACGGTACGAAGTTTCGCTGATCGACGATGTTTTCTTTAGCGGTATCACGAACGAGCATACCGACGACGTTTAGCGCTTTATTAACCGCACCTTCTTTGCCGTTTAAGCCTTCGTCGATTAGCGCTTGCTCGAGAATCCCGTAAATACGTTTTTCGTTCGTTAGTACAGCTGGCTTAAGGTAAGGACGTGGAGGTATCGAGTGCGTCCCGTATGTCTGCCAAGTCGCGATTTTGAGGTTAGTAATCGGCGTATCTTTACGTCGCAAACTTTTCGCTTCGATATAGCCAATCGTGACGCCTTGTTTATCGAACCTCGCGAATCTTTCCTTTAAGTGAAAAATATCGGACTTGAGCGCGTCAGCTCCTTCGATTTTCATTGTTAAGGCCATGATGCGCGCCCTGCGACAGCGAACGGCATACGCCGATAGCGTTTTAAAAGGTCAAAAAACTGTTTCCCGTACGGCGTCGAATTCCAATAGCCTGCGTCTGCGAACGACGTGGACGCAGTATCGTAAGAAACCGATACCGAACCGACTGTTTTAGACGCTACAGCGCCATGTGCGCCGCCGCTCACTGTGCCGCCTGAAACTTCGCCACCGGCGCCGGTACGTTGACCGTTATCAAGACTAGCTAGGTAATGCGCGGTAAAAAGAGCTTTCCCAAATTCCGTAGATTTACCGAAGCGATTCTCGCTAATTTGGTTATCGGCTTCGTCTAAGTAAAACTCTACGCGAGCCTGCGGAAACTCCGAAAACTCAGGAAAAATCTTTAAAAAATCGTCGTATGTCATTTTGCTATTACGTAATTACGCCCGCTGGACGTATCCAGCAGGCATAAAAAACCTCGCGAGGTGCGAGAATTAGATGTTGTCGAAGTACATCACGGTCTCAGGACGGCGGAATTGAACTTCAGCTAAGCGCCATAAATAAGCGGCGCAGTAGTCGAGACCCTTATCGTAGGTCTTTTCACGCCATACCGGGCGAATATGGTAACGAACGTAGTTTTTATCCTTCGTATAAAGAACCATACGGTCTTTAGAAGAGGTTCCGAGAGAAGATAATTCCTTGACCTGATTAACAGTCATAGAACCTGCAACCTTACGTCCGAGCGATTCCTTTTCGATGTAATCGATCATAGAGAAGTGGCGATCGTCAGGAGCCTTCATGCTAAAGAGCTTGACGTACTGAGCAGGCGTAAGAAGCATAGTATTCGGCATGATGACGCCGTTAGTAGCCTGATATGCCTGATTGAAGTAGTCATCAATAGCCTTCGCCATACCATCCCATGTCGGAGAGGTTTCAGCGAGAGCGCCTGTAGTCGTTCCCTTCTTGATAGAAGTGTTATTCAAGAAGCCCTTGAAACCTAAACCGCTATCGCCAAGGTAACCGACCTGATGCGCTTCTTGCAGGAATTTATCGTTAACGAGTTCAACCTGCTCGGCGTTAACGTTGATATCCTCAGCTTTCTGAGCGGCCTCAAGCTCCATAGAGGTTACGGAGATTTCGCGGCCAGCGGTATAAACGGCTACGGCCGTAGCGTTCAGTTCGTAATCAACGCCACGAAGGTCATTTGCCCCCTTTCCAAGCCAAGACATCCCTTTTGCGTCTTTAGTGCCCTGACCGATACCCTTGATGTTTCTCAGAGCGACGACGTTAGAGACTTTATCGAGGTCTTCGACGATAGGAATATCGCGAGTGAAATAGTAGTTCGTAAGCGGGCGGATAATTTCCGGCTCAAGCTGTGCGAGTCGAGAATTCCACAGCGCTTTTACTTGATCTGCTGAAATTGCCATTTTATTTGTCCATAAAAAAAGCCCCGTCCGAGTGAACGAACGAGGCTTAGTTAGTTAAGAAAAATGATGTTTGATTAAGAGCCTGTAGCTTTAACAGGGATTACGACCTGCTGAGTTACCTGAATTTCTGCGCATCCGTCAGCAATACCGTTGGCGGCGAAAACTGCGCGAATAGGCACCTTCGTGTTATCAGTCGTAAAGACTTTGTTTGTCGCGTCGTAATAGACGGCCTGATTACGTTTGGGCGTAATGGACGCGGCAGCAGGCACCTGAATGTAGCCAGTCGAAAGTACGCCAATTTCCTGCGGAAACACCTGCAACGTCCAGCCGTCGTGATAACGCACAACAACGCCGATCATGGCGTCGAGGCCGTCGGTAGATTCAAGCAACACGGCGTTACCGTCAGAATC